TAAATGAGTCGCCCTTTGATGGTGGACATGTTAAAGTTGGCTCGACTGTTATTACTCAAGCGCCAGTAAGTGCAACCTTCCCAGTCGGTGGTAATTTACCGTAAGGTTTAGTTATGCCGTTACAAAAATTAACTTTTAGACCGGGTGTAAACCGCGAAGGAACCAACTATAGCAACGAGGGTGGTTGGTACGACTGCGACAATATTCGGTTTCGTTCGGGTTTTCCTGAAAAGATTGGCGGTTGGATACGTTTGACATCAAATACGTTCCAAGGCGTATGCCGTGCGTTATGGAACTGGGTGACCTTGGGCGGTTCTAATCTGCTTGGCGTTGGCACACATTTAAAGTATTACATTGAAGTTGGTGGCGTTTATAACGACATTACACCTATCCGTAAAACTACGACTGGCACAGCTACCTTTGCAGCAACAAACGGATCAGCAGTATTAACAGTTACTGATGCTGCTCACGGATGTATTGTGGGCGACTTTGTAACTTATACGCTTGCTGTGTCCTTGGGCGGCGCAATTACCGCTACGGTGCTTAATCAAGAATATCAAATTGTTTCTGTACCCACAGCCAACACTTACACAATCAACGTCACAACCCTAGCCAATGCAAGCGATGTGGGTAATGGCGGCGGTGCTACGGTAGCAAATTATCAAATTAATATTGGTTCAGCAATTGCCGTTCCTGTTGTTGGGTGGGGCGCGGGCGGCTGGGGTCTAGGCACTTGGGGTATTGGTACTACATCAAATACTGAGTTGCGTATTTGGTCTAATGATAATTACGGTCAAGATTTAGTTATAGCACCAAGAAATGGTGAGGTTTATTATTGGGAAGCTAGTAATGGTGTTACGGTCAGGGCAAAGTTTTTGTCTGCCTTATCTACCGCTGCGGGTTTTGCTGGCGATTATGTGCCAAATCAAACTCTTGAGGTTTCAGCATCTTCTATTCAACGTTTTGTTATTTGTTTTGGCGCAAATCCATATGTCAGTGGAACGCCTAATACAACCTTTAACCCAATGTTGGTGCGTTGGTCAGATCAAGATAATCAATATGAATGGGTTCCAGCAATTACCAATCAGTCTGGTGAGTTCCCCCTGTCGCACGGCTCAACCATTATTACAAGCATTAATACGCGCCAAGAGATTTTAGTCTGGACTGACTCTGCTTTATATTCAATGCAGTATTTAGGACCTCCGTATATTTGGGGTTTTAATATATTAATGGATAATATATCCATTATTTCGCCTAATGCTGCAATTACAATTAATAACGTTACTTACTGGATGGGCGTTGACAAGTTTTACATGTACTCTGGGCGCGTTGATACCTTGCCCTGTTCGTTGCGGCAATACGTTTTTAACGATATTAATATTGAACAAGCGTTTCAAGTGTTTTGTGGCAGCAACGAAGGCTATAACGAGGTCTGGTGGTTCTATTGCTCAACAGATTCAACGGCTATAGATAAGTATGTCATCTATAACTACCTTGATAAGGTTTGGTACTACGGCTCAATGTCTAGAACCGCGTGGTTAGATTCAAGTATTCGTCAGTATCCAATGGCAACCAATTACGATGCCAGTGCTGTAACAGGCAGAACCCTGTACCACGAAGCCAGCGTAGATGATGTTGCTGGAGCAACGCCTGTGGCAATTGATGCGTATATTCAGTCTTCAGACTTTGATATTGGTGATGGGCATAACTTTGGGTTTGTCTGGCGCATCCTGCCTGACATTAACTTTAACGGCTCAAACGTGGATGAACCTTACGTCACCATGACCGTCAAACCCCGTCAGAACTCTGGGTCAGCTTATAGCGCATCAAACAGTCCTGAAGTGCAAAGCGCAGACAATTACGCAGTGAGTCGGTCATACAACATTCAGCTTTTTGACGGGCAGGTCTACACAAGAATTCGTGGCAGGCAGATGGCGTTCCGTATTGAATCCACTGAACTTGGCGTGGCGTGGCAGCTTGGCTCTCCTAGAATTGACATCAGACCGGACGGTAAGAGATGAGTACTGGCACAACTAAATCCCCAAACTTACCGGTTGCTCCACGCGAGTATGACGCAGTATTTTTTGAACAATTTACAAACGTGCTACGCCTGTATTTTGCACAGCTAGATAATCCGGGTTTTTCAGCAGCAAGTGGTTTAAACTTAGACCTAAATACGCTTCCTACGCAGACAAGTCTTGCCAACCTACGGGCTGGTGACGTATATCGGGACACCACAGCAAGTAATGTTTTAAAGGTCAAGGTATGAATTATCAAGTTGCATTTATAAAAGAGGCGTCACTATGATCCCTATTATGATAGGTTTGGCAATTGGCGCTGCTATGGGTGGCGGTATTGCTGCGTTGCGCGGTGGTAAAACAGATGACATACTTAAAGGCGCTTTAATTGGCGGTGCTACCGGTGCTATAGGCGGGGGTATATCTTCACTTGCCAGTGCAGGTGCGGGGGTTGGTGCTGCTACTGTTGCTGAAGCTGCTCCTATTGTTACTTCTGAGTCTATTTTAGCAAACGCAGGGGCTGCTACTAATCCTATTGCTACTAATACGGGTACTGAGGTTATCAGTTCGGGAGGCACAAATTTAGGTTTTAAAGCGCCTGTGCCTTCTGGTTGGGGGATGCCAAGCACTAATTACGGTGCGGATGCAGTTGTTGCACAAGGTCCCGGAATTAGAATGCCTGCTCCGGACACAAGTTCACTTATTGCGGGTAAACAACCGGGTTTTTTTGATTCCGGCATTGGCAAATTTATTTCTGAAAACAAAATGCCTTTAGGTCTTGGTGCGGCTGGTTTGTTATTGACTAATAAATCTGGCAGTAATCAGAGTAGCCAACCTGAATCAGATTCGTACATTCGCCCGTATGAGTTTAGTCAAGTTGAAAACCCTGATTACCAAGGTGCTGGTACGCCTTACTTTAAACAATCATACACAGCTAAAACACCGATTAAAGCAAAAGATTTTGGCGCTACTACCGTGGCTAACGGTGGCATTATTCGCATGGCTGAAGGCGGAGAAACAACACAAGAACAACGTGAAAGCACTGCTAACCCAACACTTGACGCTTTAGCTGCTATTCAACAAGCACAACAGTCTTATCAACCGCCATCACAAGGCATTACACAGCCATTTATTCAACCGCAGATGGCTCAGATTCAACAACGTTATACCACTCCACAACGACAAGCTCCTGCTGCGTTTCAATACGAAGCACCGGCGTTTGCTAAGTACGGTATTAGTAGTTTAGGTGGTGGATACGGTAGTGGCGGTGGAGATGGCGGTGGTGGTGGATTAATTGATCCGGTTACAAAACAACCAGTAAAAACTGTTGCTCAAATTATTGCTGCAAACGCCGCTAAAAAACCTGTTAGTGGCGGTGGTGGCGGTGGTGGCGGTGGTGGCGATAGTCCTACTTATAGCCTTCCCGGCGGTGATAATCCCGCTAATACTTATACTGGACCCGGACAAAACGGGGATGCAGAAAGCTATTACGACAGATACCCTATTGCCGAAGTTTATGATTACACCAACAATCAGCCAACACGCCCAAATAATCCAACAGAAGGCTCACCTGAGTTTAACGTGCCTTCTAATCAACCCGTTGATCCGTCAAGTGGGTTAGCAGAGATACAACAACGTTATGCCAATATGGGTTATACAGATTACACACCAAGCCCACATAACGTTGATGGTGGCGGTGCTAACGGTGGGTTAATGCCAGATGCTTTACGTTATGCAATGGGTGGTGGTATCGGTAGTTATTACCCAGAGCCTGATGATGGTAACCGCAACTTTGGCGGTATTGACAGTTTAAACCAAGGTCCTCAGTACCCAATGCAAGGTTACGCAATGGGTGGTCATTTAGGTGGGTATTCTGATGGTGGTCAGTTACTAAGAGGACCCGGCGATGGAGTCAGTGATGATATTCCTGCTCAAATTGGTAGCCGTCAGCCTGCTCGTCTTGCTGATGGTGAGTTTGTCGTTCCTGCTCGGATTGTTTCTGAACTGGGAAATGGGTCTACAGATGCCGGTGCTAAAAGACTGTATGCCATGATGGATCGCATTCAAAAGAACAGGGGCAAGACTGTTGGCAAAGACAAGGTAGCTGTTAATTCTAGGTCAGATAAATACTTACCCGCATGAACGTACAGCATGTTCCAATCCAGTATGTAAATCAAACGTGGGATGCTGTTTCGGGTTTTTTAAAAGCAGCAATTGAGCAACAAACTGGCGATAAAGATTACACGCTAGAGCAGGTTCAGGCTTATGTAACCGGCGGTCAATGGATATTGTTGGTTGCAGTAGAAGATGACAAGATTATTGGTGCAGCAACGGTCAATTTGTTTAACCGACCTAACCATCGTGTAGCGTTTATTACTTACATTGGTGGCAAATTAATTGTCAGCAAAGAGTCGTTTAAACAGATGTGCCAAGTTTTACAAGGCTTTGGGACTACGTCTATAGAAGGTGCGGTTAATGACGCTGTTGCTAGATTGTGGCAACGCTTTGGGTTCGTTGAAAAATACAAAATTGTTGAGGTTGTGCTATGAGATATAACCATTTGGATATGTTACCCGAACGGGCTTTTCTTAAAGTCGGTGGGAAAATTATGCCTCAAGGTGGTGGCGGTGGCACACCAACTTCAACTAACAACACCACAACAACTATTCCTGAGTATGCTCGTCCTTATGTAGAAAACACATTAGGTAAAGCTGCTGCGGTCACTGATCTGACTAACAATCCGTATCAGCCGTATAAAGGCGAGCAAGTTGCACAATTTACG